GTATTAGAGTCATTCTATGACGCAATAACAAATAAAACTTTAAAGTATTTACACGTACCCCATAGCAATGTGTTTTATGTACGTGCTGCAATACAGGAACGTACAGGTATTAGGTACAGTCTAGAACATGTAGAGAATGCTATGGTACTAGAAGGATGGAAAGATGGCTAAAACTCCTGCATGGACACGTAAGGCTGGTAAGAGTAAATCTGGCGGTTTAAATAAAAAAGGTGTAGCCTCATACCGTAAAGAAAATCCCGGCTCTAAATTAAAAATGGCTGTAACTGGTAAAGTTAAAAAGGGATCTAAAGATGCTAAAAGACGTAAATCATTTTGTGCTAGGATGAAAGGCATGAAAAAACGTTTAACGAGTGCTAAGACTGCTCGTGATCCTAACTCAAGGATTAATAAGTCATTAAGAAAATGGAGATGTTAAAATGGGAATAGTATCAAAAGGTGCTGGTAAACTAATAAAGATAATGCGTAAGAGTGGTAAGAAAAAGAAACGCACTGAAGCAGAAGGTGCACGATTAGATCCAGTAACAAAAGGATCTGTAAAGGCATCTAGAGAGATAGATGCAGGTAAATCAGGTAAAGTAAACAGAGGCAAGTCTAGATCATTTACAGAAGAGATGCGAAATGCTAGTTCACGTAAAAGAGCGAAAGAGTTTGCACGTATTGAACGTAAAGATAAAGCAGATAGAACAACAGAAGAGAAAAAATTTCTGGTAGACTATAGGCGTACTGAATTAGATAGATCTATGAGAGCTGCTTCAGAATCTAGTAAAACACAAAGAGCTAAGAATAAAGGTAGATCAGAATTACTAGATCCAGCAGGTAGAAAAAGAGAAAGAATAACTACTGATGATGCAGGTGATCCAGTAACAGGTGAGCTTACAGGTAAGACTACAAGTAAAAGAGCAGAGATACTTGCACGTAATCAGGAGGTACGAGATAGAATTGCAGCAGATGAAGCTAAAAAGAAAAGAGGCAGAGCAGCATTAAGAGATAAATCTAAAATGGCATATGGCGGTATGGCAAATAATAAAAAACATATGTATGTTGCAGGAGGATCGGTTAAAGATAATCCCGGTCTGAAAGCATTAGCAAAGCAACGACCAGATATAGTTGCTAAAATGATGAAAGGATAAATACAATATGCCTATGCACAAGAAAACAAAGAAGATGTCTAAAGGTGGAGCCACTAAGAAAATGTATGGTGGTGGTATGGGTAAAAAGGGTACAAAGAAGTACTCTAAAGGTGGAGCTGCTAAACGTAGATAATGCCTAATCTTATAAGCAATGTACCCCACTTTAATTGTTGGGTACGTAGAGAGTTCACTAGTAACCATCAAAAGTATCACGGTGAATTTCTACATGGGATTGCATTTGCAGTAAATACCATACCAGACAGATCACTTAGCTTTCAGGTTGTATTTACTGGATGTGAGATAGACAGGGAAGATGGACCTCAAGAGAATGTACATGGAGGAGCTATGTGGGCTAGAATGCCGATACAGGCACTCGTAGCTGACATACCTCTAGAAGAGTGGCCTGACCCAATGGAAGATCATTTATGCCAGCCTTGGGATTGTGAGTCACGAGAACATGGTACAGTCATTCTGGATAGAGTAAGTTCATCACCTTGGTTGTGTAAGATAGGAGGTGATCTCTATACAGGTAAATACTTATTTACCGTAGATTACACAGGCAATGATATAGCGGATGATCCTGCACAGCATAAACAGTCACACGTAATATATTTAACAGATGCTGGTAGCTGGACAGGAAACTTTGTAGCACTGCCTAATAATAGAGTAAGGGCAACGAGTCCTGCTTTATGGAGAACTGGAGAGGGTGCACCTGACTTTGTACCGTCACAATGGGTGCACTCAGCAGAAGGACACGAGACATACTTAGATCCATCTGTAACATTTAATAATCTATACGCAAAGGACGTTAAGACAAATGGCAGTAAAAACAAAAGCAAAAAAAGTAATAAAAAAAGTAGCAGGTAAACTGGCAAAGGCAAGTGCTGCACATAAGAAACAGTCTAACCAATTAAAGGCTATCAAATTAAAAAGTGGTGGTAGCACAGTAAATGCAGCAGGTAACTATACACAGCCCGGTATGCGTAAAAGATTATTTAATAGTATTAAGGCGAGTGGTAAAGGTGGTGCTCCCGGTCAATGGTCAGGACGCAAAGCCCAGATGTTAGCAAAGCGTTATAAAGAAAAAGGTGGTGGATATCGTAGCTAGTTATGGGCTACTATCGTAACTACTATGGATACAGGAATTATATAATGGTAAATGTAACAACAACATGTGAATGCGGAGAAGAGCCAGTATGCATGTGTAATGTAGGGCCAGAATCTAAATGCGATAGTTGCATAGAGTGTGGCTGTAATCCAGATGTATGTAAATGTGAGTGTCATGGCGAGAGCTAAGTCACAACAGAGTCTGGCAAACTGGACAAAACAGGATTGGCGTACTAAGTCAGGTAAGCCATCGACACAGGGACCAAAGGCTACAGGTGAAAGGTATCTACCTGCTAAAGCTATTAAGTCACTATCATCTTCTGAGTATGCTGCTACAACCAAAGCTAAACGTGAAGGTAGGAAACAGCACGTGAAACAACCAAAGGGCATAGCTAAGAAAACAGCTAGGTTTAGGAGAGCTTAATGCTAGGTGCAATAATAGGACCAGTAGCTAATCTAGCTGGTACGTGGCTAGAAGGACAGGTTGCTGAAAAGAAAGCTAAGACAGAAGCTAAGATTGTAACAATACGATCTGATGCTAAGATAAAAGAGAAACAGGCAGCAGGTGAAATAGATTGGGATATAGCACAGGCTAAAGCGAGTGATAACTCGTGGAAAGACGAGTGGCTTACAATTTTGTTCTCAATACCTCTGGTGCTTGCGTTCATTCCCGGCTGTGAAGACATAGTTCAAATAGGATTTAGCCAACTACAACTGATGCCTGACTGGTATAAGTATGCCATTTCGGTAATCGTGGCAGCGTCATTTGGGGTACGTAGTGCCACTAAGTTATTTAAAAAATAGGGAGTAATAAACATGGCAGATGAAAACGTAATTGTTGACAAAGTAGCATATCAATCTAACAGACGCTATATGGCATGGACTGCACTAGGCACAATGCTTATAGCTACCACTGCTGTACTAATATGGCCTGACAGGTTTGCAGCAGCAGACAGTATTCTTATGATGATGTATGGTTCACTGTCTGCACTTGTTGGTGCGTACTTTGGCTTTGCAATGCCTAAGAAGAAATAAATGAAGTACGACACTAGTAAATTACTTGACATGCTTATCAGAGATGAGGGCATGGAACTAAAGGTCTATAAAGATACATTAGGTATAGACACAATAGGTGTAGGTAGAAATATAATAGATAGACCATTGACTGTTGCAGAAATGCAACATCTGGGTATATTTAGTACACAGGAAATTTACGACAATGGAATTACACTTTATGGTGCTAGATATTTATTGCGTAATGACGTTGCAATTGCTGAACGAGAACTACTTGCTGCTCAATCTTGTGTTAAAAATTTAAATGCACCACGACAAATGGTTTGTGTTAATATGGCATTTAACTTAGGTATGCCTAGATTAAAAAGATTTACTAATATGTGGAATGCCATACACCGTAAAGATTATGAACGTGCAGCAGATGAAATGTTAGACAGTAGGTGGGCAGTGCAGGTAAAAGGCAGGGCTACTAGACTGAGTGACATAATGCGAACTGGGGAATTAAATGACTAGACAGTACACAGAAAATCAGGTAAAATTCCTAGATGTACTATTTGACGAAGCAGGTGGGGATGTAGCAATAGCTAAGAAACTAGCTGGTTATGCAGATGGTACATCTACTACAGTAGTAGTTAAGAGCCTCAAGGAAGAAATACTAGAAGCAACACAGCAGTATATGGCACGTAATGCTCCTAAAGCTGCTGTAGCAATGGCTGGTGCACTTCTAGACCCTACTGAGTTAGGACTAAGAGATAAGATGTCAGCAGCAAAGGAACTATTAGATCGTACAGGTTTAATTAAAACTGAAAAGATACAGGTAGAAGCAAGTGGTGGTGTGATGTTAATGCCTCCTAAGAAACAAAGTGATGATGACGATTAATGAATAGGAGTTTAGGCAAATGGAAATTACCGCAACCAACAGATGTGAAGGAAGAAAATGAGTGGCTACCTGTACCACGTATTGCTAGAACAGTCCCATTCGGGTACGAAGTTGACCCCAATGATGAAGACCTACTGTTGCCAATACCTAAAGAACTCGATCATCTGGAAAAAGCTAAAGCATATCTACGCCAGTATTCATTGCGACAGGTTGCTGCATGGTTAAGCAAAAACACAGGAAGGTACATATCACATCTTGGACTACAGAAAAGAATAAAGCATGAGCGACAGCGTAAGGACAAAGCTAGAAGCCTCCGTCAATGGGCAGACTATGCGGAAAAGGCGATCAAGAAAGCCAAAGAAATCGAAGAAAGTAGACTTGGTGCAAAGCGAGTCCATACCACAGAAAGTAGAGTATGATACACATGCTATTGAACGTGAAGCCAATGTACTATTTAAACCTAACTCTGGACCACAGACAGAGTTTCTAGCTGCACCAGAACGAGAAGTACTGTATGGTGGTAGTGCAGGTGGTGGTAAGAGTTATGCAATGTTAGCTGATCCATTGCGGTTTATGGGTCATCCTGCATTTAGCGGATTGTTATTAAGACATACAACAGAAGAGTTACGTGAATTAATATCTAAGTCACAGGAACTATATCCTAAAGTCTGGCCGGGAATAAAATGGTCAGAAAGAAAGATGCAGTGGACCGCACCATCTGGTGCAAGACTTTGGATGTCATACTTAGATCGTGATGATGATGTCATGCGCTATCAGGGTCTGGCTTTTAGCTGGATAGGTTTTGACGAATTAACTCAGTGGCCTTCACCTTATGCGTGGAACTACATGAGATCTCGTCTACGTTCCACTGCCCCTGATTTAGAAGTGTACATGAGGGCAACAACTAACCCCGGTGGACCGGGACATGGCTGGGTTAAGAAGATGTTTATTGATCCAGCACCTTACGATACGAGTTTTGCTGCGACAGATATAGAAACAGGAGAAGCATTAAAGTATCCAGCAGGTCACAGTAAAGCAGGTAGGCCACTATTTAAACGTAGGTTTATACCTGCTAGGTTATCAGATAACCCATACCTGTCAGATACAGGTGACTACGAGGCAATGCTACTGTCATTACCTGAACATCAGCGTAGGCAGTTGCTAGAGGGTGATTGGGATATCAAAGAAGGTGCAGCCTTCACAGAGTTTAACAGGCATATACATGTTGTTGAACCATTTGATATACCGAGTAACTGGGTTAAGTTTAGGGCATGTGACTATGGTTATGGTTCTTATAGTGGTGTTCTTTGGTTTGCTGTTACGCCAGATGAGCAACTTATAGTATATAGAGAGTTATATGTATCAAAAGTATTAGCTACAGATTTAGCTGATATGGTACTTGACTTAGAAGCAGGAGATGGTAATATAAAGTATGGAGTACTAGATAGCTCTGTATGGCATAAACGAGGTGACACAGGACCATCACTTGCAGAACAAATGATAAACAAAGGCTGTAGGTGGAGGCCATCAGATAGAAGTAAAGGAAGTAGGGTATCAGGTAAGAACGAAATACACAGAAGACTACAGGTAGATGAGGACAGTGAAGAACCCAGACTAATATTCTTTTCTAACTGTACAGAATTAATTTCACAATTACCTGCATTACCTATTGACAAACGTAACCCAGAAGATATAGATACACATGCAGAAGACCACTTATATGACGCACTACGATATGGGGTTATGTCAAGACCTAAGTTTAATTTATTTGATTACGATCCTAGCAGAAGACCATCAAGCACCATGCCAGTAGCAGATGCTGTATTTGGATATTAAGGAAAAAAATAATGGCAGATGATTTTACAATAGAACAAGACGCTATACATCTAGAAGATGCAGATGAGTTTAGAGATGAAGAAATAGCAAACCTAGTACCTTTTATAGTTGACAGATACAAAAGAGCAGAAGACTATAGGTATCAGGATGAAGAACGCTGGATAAAGTCTTACAGAAACTATAGGGGTTTGTATGGCACAGACGTACAGTTTTCAGAAGCAGAACGATCTCGTGTATTTATTAAGGTAACTAAAACTAAAACCCTTGCTGCATATGGACAGATAGTAGATGTTCTATTTGCAAATAATAAATTTCCATTGACAAT